GGGTGGCCATAGAATAGGGGTTACCATGACGAGATCACTTAGGGACCTTGCCGATAGGCGAGTCGCTGTGACTCACAGACAGAAACGACCATCGCCACGGTTGGCTGGTCCGGCCNTNGTGGAAGTNCGGACNGAACGCATACCTGTTCAGACGTTTTGGGTCATGCAAAGTACCATCGGCATGACAAAACGTGGAATGGAGTGGCGTCCGGTTGAGGACATCGACTCGGAATCGGCCCTTTGGGTTGAGCGAAACCGGGAGATGTTACTCCGGGAAGGTATCTTGCGAACCCGGAAAGGGTACAAGGTTACCAAGGTCACGGAAACCACCCATCGCTATGACGATGGTGCGGTTGAGGTGACGACTACCAGTGCCCCTACCGCAATCGAGTATGGGGCTTGGGTTTGAGCGGATCGGACGGAGCCCGTGGACCACCACGGGTTCCACCCTTCCTATTGATTTTTGATTGTGATTTTTCCGCTGGTTTGTCCGGTTTCCGGGCAGACAACAACAGCGGTACCTGACGACAACAACAGCGGTTGCCGCCAGCATTCGTTGCTGTTGTCACGACTCCACCCTGTGAGGTGGGGACTACAGTCTATTCCGTGGACTGTACAGTGTGGTTTTAAGCATGGCACACCGGGCGACAACGGTGGCGGACTCCACAGTGTGCAACCAGGGCACCGGTGCAAGTGAGCCGGTGTAGTTGGCTCGGGAAACCCCCAACTGCTGTGGTATTATCTGGTTGCGTATCCTCGCAATCAATCGACGGACCGACCGGGACGGGAAGCCCGGGGTGACGGGCAGTGTGACACCAGCAACGGTGGACGTGCCCTGATCCAGCAAGACTCACTAATGTTGGTCCGTGTTAACTCCCCTTGCGTGTTGCTTTCGGTGACGGGGGTGGCTGGTTTAACTGGTCACCCCCCGATCCACTTTACAACAGGGCTATTGAGTCAGGGCAGTGGCGAGAGGTTTACTCTCACGAAAGGATTCGGATGACGGGTGCTTTAACTGTGCGGAGACGCTTCAGCAGTCCCGTGCCAAAGTCTGCCGGTGGCACTGCTCTCACTCAATCGTCCCAAGTGGGACACAGCAACACTCTTGAAGGGAGTGAGTTATGTTTGAAGGAATAAAGGTTAGTAGTCTAGCGGATATCGCACAGAACACCCCTCTCGGGTCACTTCGGGTTTACGAAGAGCCCGATGCGATGAGGTCCGGTTTGACCGCAGTCGGTGCCACGGTAGGTGGCGTCAAGTACGAACCGGTCAATACCGCATTCACCTCTCGTTATCACCCGTCCAATCCCATCGACTCACTTGCAGACCGTGGAATCAATGACGTGCTTGCGTCCCGTGAACACTGGGAGATCTCAAAGTTTTACTGGGACAAGGGTGGTCAGGGACGTGGTGACAACTGCAAGGGTGGTGTGACCATCGCACTTGTCAGCCCTCTTGATGAGTTTGCGTCTCACGACGTAGGCCCCCACAGTATTGAATACCTGTGGCACTTCAACTGGACCGGCAAGAGCAGTGACGTGGAACTCCTGTCTGTGATCGACCGGGTTTGTGACAACGGAATGTTGAGCCACAAAGGTTTGATTCAGGCACGGTACCCCCACACTGTCAACCGAACGATCACCCCGCTTGATTCCAATATCCTTGATCAGATCAAGGAACACCTCGACTGGAAACTGGGTCTCACGGAGATCCCCGTTGACGATCCTCGTGTGGAAGCCTTGATTATTCAAAGCCAGGTCAACATGAACCGTGAGGAACGTGAGATCGGTGGCAGGCCTTACGATGCCACCACCCCCACGTACTACCACTGGAATGACGATGTGGCAGATGCACACAAGGATGTCTTGCACATCACCCCTGAAGTGGGTTCAACCTACCGTTGGTTGTCTGACTTGATCGACAACCCTGACTCCGAGAGGTTCAAGATGTCTGACTCCGAGAGTGCCGATTACGGTGATCTCATGGGTTGGGGCAATCGGGCCCGATTTGCGAGACCGGGAAGAAGTTTCGACCCGTGCGAGGTTGCGAACGTGACCATCAATGCGGTGAACAGCATGAAGCGAGCCTACCAGAAGGAACGCAACCTTCCCCGCTGGAATAGCAGTGACAGTTACGTTAACAGTCACAACATGAAGCATGTGTACGATGTATTGACTCGACAGGCAAGCCAGTCCTACAAGACTCCGGCACCGGCTCTTGTCAAGAACCTGCAGAAGCGGATCGAAGTTCTGCAGTCCGCCAACTAGACTAACTGACCCTATTCTAGACCCCTCCACCCCAATGTTCCCCGGTGGTGGGGGGGTCACCTTTCAAGGTGTCTGTCAAGAAATCATGGCAACAAACAGAATAGGAGTGAGTCATGTCATTAATAGAAGTACCGTTGACTCGGTGCACGGGACACCCGTTCAGGTTGCGAAACTTGCTCGGCACCTCAGTAAAAGTTGACAAGTCTTTGGCAGGTGACAAGGTCATGACACCGATCATGTACCTTGCACCGCACAAAAAACTTGCACAGTCGCTGGGTGAAGAGCGGTTTGAAGTAATGATGGACGCCGTGTCTGACTGGGCTGGCATAGAGTACGGAAAACTCAGACGGCTTGTCATAGGCCATAACAGTTGCCCGGGTGCTTGCACCTGTCCCGACGTCTGCCTTGCCACACACAGTGGCAATCTCAGATTGCGTGACCAACAAGAGTTTGAAATGCTCAAGACTCTCATGTGGTTGGCGAGCCCAAACTGGTTTACCAATCAACTCCAACATGAGATTTGCAATCATGCCCAACGTGTTCGTCATGGTTTCAAATACAACGGCACGCAGTACAAAGGCCGTGAAGTGCAACTACACGTCCGCTTGAACGGTGGTTCCGACATTGACTTTGTCGGAGTGAAATACATTAACCCCATTCGCAACCAGCACGACATACAGTTCTAGGATTACACCAAGGTGTGGCGTAGGATGCGTGATTACCTTGACGGCAAGTTGTACGACAACTACCACCTCACTTGGTCCGCTGGTTCCCGTGACATTTCAACAAGAGTGTTCATGGAACGTGGCGGCAACGTGGCAGTGGTGTTCAAGAACATGCCCGAAGCAGGCACCAAAGTTCTTGTGCCCGGCTGTCCTGAATACACCGTAATCGACGGAACAAAGAGTGACGCCAGGGCACTGGACCCCAAGCATTCAATCGTTGCATTGAAGCCGCTAGGTTCAGCCGCCAAGAAAGTTGACGTTGCTCGACAGAGATTCATCTTCGACTCCATCTCGGAGTTCAAGATGAGAATGCTTGACGCCAACGCATACATTGCGATGCATCACGCTGATTACTGCTCAGGTTGAGTGTGACGTTAAGTGAGTCAATAAACACCGAGTCGTTAGGTGTTAAAACAAATCGACTATGGACCGACGTGCCAAGCCAAGTAGTCTAGGTGAGAGTTGCCGACCCAACTCATAGCGATCTTTCCGGCTGTAACTGGAGGCGTCCGGGGCACGATAAAACCGGGGTGCCAGTCCTCACGACTGGACGAGAAGGGCAGGATCTGGGGTCGCTCCTCAGTCTTCGTAGTACTGCTACGTATCAGCAACGTGTGCACGGTAAGGTTCCGCTATAGCGGACCCGTCCACGTAAACCTGCCTGTTTCTTTTAACAACAACCCACGGAAGGGGGAGAGTTATGGATCAGTGCGATTGGTGCGAGGCAGATGCCGACCAACACGTTACGCAACCAGACATTGGTGCTTTATTCGGTGGGCTTGACGTCAAACTTTGCAACGGTTGTTTAAACGACCCAGAAACCGTGGAACTGTGGGATAAACTGTCCCTCAAGTACACACTCACGCCCTTGAAAAAGAAGGAGTGATCCAATGTATGACGAGTTCACACTTGAGTACAAGTGTAGGGCTGAAGGCTGTGCGAACTTCGCAGAGTATTACTTGTGGGAAAACTCCCACGGAAACTTCGCAGGGAACTGCTGTAAACAGTGCGAGCCAGAAGAATCCCGTGGGCCGTGCGTAACTTCTAGCCGTATCGAACGAGGACTTGGAGACTGGTGGGAAATCGCCGAGCAAATGGGCTGGGTAAACCCCATTGACACCTTATTCAATAAGTACGGGGTGGATAACCCCGAAGACTTGCCGGAGCACGAGCAGGCTGGGTATGGCAGTGCAGTGGACGAGGCCGAGGCTGAGGCGATTGACTACATCTTCAAGAACTTTCCGGACCACATTACTCAATCGATAACTGTTCGATTCAGTAGTGAACTGGACGGAGGCTACGTCGAAAAGACGTACTCGTTCGTATCTGAAGAGGAGGCCCAAGCATTCAGGGAGGGTCTTGCCGAAGCGGTCGGGTGGAACTGGTACGAAATCGTCTACCCGGACGAAGTGCTCGACGAAATCATAAAGTTCGAAGAACGCATAGAAGGAACGTAACCAATACACTCAGAAGGGAGTGAGTTATGGCACAGTTGTATGGAATGGAACAGGTTGTGACAGGTCTCGAATTGATGCGACTCGAAGGCGTAGTCAGGGGCCCTGACGACGGGTCTCTCAACCTGATCTTCAGGGGAACCAACCCCTTCAAAGGTCCGGAAGGCCTGGGGACGTACATAGTTTGGATTGCCAGTGACGCAGAAGGCAACGGAAATGGTGCTATGCACATAGAAAGTGAAGGCGATCCGATAGGAGTGACAACCAAGATCATTCAATAGCAGGATAGTCCATGACGTTTTGGAGAAGAGTTTTCTGCCGCTGTAGAAGCGAACGAGCAGGTATAACTCTTTCTTNGNAAAAAGGTCATGAATCATCCTGTTGAACATTACCAATGGGTGCGGTTGTGCCCTATAAAANNAGCACGCAATAATATAAGTGGGAAAAAACTGTCTAACATGGTAGGTATTTCCCATGGTTACTTGAAGTGCATCGAGACTGGTGTTAAAAGACTACCACATAGGTTAGTAAAACCTATATCAGAAATAACGGGGGTAAACCCCACAGATTTTGCAAGGGAGTATGAGATATGGATCTCGCTGAAGCCTTGAGGGCCGACCTCAAGACAGTCAATACCTACAATCCGTTCCGCAGGTTCCGCCTGTGGCATGGTATGCCTCGTGCCCAGGTGATTCACAGGTCGGGAATCATTTCCGAGACGAACGCTCGCCACATGGAGGGCGAAGACTACGGAAGCGTAAAGAATATGACCGTCCAAATCCTAGAGGGTATGCGACCCAACGGTGGGTCAAGGTTGCTGACTGTCATTCGGTACGCAGAAAACCTGATCGAGCAGTCACAGCCACAAGACGGCAAGGAGTACAACCTGCCGTTTAGCACAGGCCACTTGGCCGAAGCCTACATGCTGTGGTATTCGCTCCGGGATCGACTGCTTCAGGATTCCGAAGGGACGAGGCGGCTGTTCAACAGCCCTGACGACGTACAAAACTACCATGACGTAGCGAAAGAGTCGTGGCTACGCTGGATTGACTACATGGACAATCCGGATTGGCCTTGGTTATCCATGAGACAGAAGCGTTGGGAAGAAAAAGCAAAGGACCATGCACGGGAGAGGCTGGTTGATCTTGGAAGCAATCTGGGCAGTGTCGACTCTCTGTAGCGTGCTCTGCCTAGTTGTCAGCATAGTGCTATACTTAGTTACAGCCTTGTTTGGAGTGGACATTTACTACTGCGTACAGGCGTTTGTTGGATTTGCAGTAAGTTTTTCGGTGGCTTGCGTGGCCAGCGGATTGAGCCCAGGAGATTGAATGGCACTATCAGAAGCCGCAATGAAAAGAAGACACAAGTACATCGGTGCGTCAGACGTGCCGGCAGTGCTTGGTGTAAGCCCTTGGAAATCAGCAAGTGATGTGTACTACGCAAAGGTTGCTGAGTTTGAGAAGCGTGACAAAATCACGAAGTCCATTGAGGCCGGCAACCTCCTTGAGGTAGCGGTGTTGGACTTTGCAGAACAACGGCTAGGCAAGATCAAGCGGAATCAGTTCCGTGTTCACCCGAAGAAAACTTATGCGAGTGCTACGCTCGACGCTATATGCTTGGAGCAAGATGACGTAGGCGTGGAGGCCAAGACGACTGGTAACACAGACCAATGGGGTGAGGAAAACACAGATCAAATACCGATCTACTACCTCGCCCAGGTGCAGTGGCAAATGTACGTAACTGGCTACAAAACCATCTACGTGCCAGTGCTCATGCCCGACTTTGGTCTGCAGTTCAAAATGTACAAGGTTGAAAGGGATGAAGAACTGATAGACTCGATTGCCAAGAGGTGCGACGACTTCTGGCATGACAACGTCTTGAAGAAAGTCCCCCCAAAGGACACTGTCCCCGCACCCCGCACCCTGCAAAACATGAAGCGTGTTCCCGAGAAGGTCACGACGATTGACGATATACTGGTGCGTGATTGGCAAATCAAAAAAGACAACCTCAAGCGTGCCAAGAAAGAGGAAAGCGAAGCACGTATGCGAATGCTTGAATCTCTGGGTGACGCAGAAGTAGGAAAGTTCACTGGTGGAGTGGTCAACTACTTCAAGCGTGAACGAAAAGCACATACTGTCAAAGTAAAACAGTCAACGTATCGGTCACTTGAACTTAAGGAAGGAGAAGGCGATGTCCTTTGAAGGCAGAGAAGAGGTGCTGTCTGCATTGCGAGAGATCGAAAGACTAAAGCAAGGCAAGCAGGTACCTCAAGGAGATTTCTACGCACATATTGACTTCCAGTTGGTTGTGACGTATATGGGAAGGTTGCCAGTGGAGTATTCCGCAGAGGGATACGTGGCAACAGACAGAGTTGAGGACCTACAACCCGCCGTTGTAAGTACCTACAACAAAATCGCAGACGCAAGAACAGTGTTCACTGCTTTGGATGAGCAGTGCAAGGAGAAAGGAAACGACGATGAGTCAGCCGGACACGAGTTCGACTCCAAAAAGGAAGACTACGAGCAAGGCCTCGACTAAGCCTGCACACAAGTCTTATGCCCAGGCTTTCGCCGCCGCTCAGGCAGAGTTACAGGACCCGATCAAGAACAGTTTGAATCCTCACTTCAAGAGTGAGTATGTAGACTTGGGTACCCTCATGGCTACGGTTAGACCTGTGCTGGCAAAGCATGGGTTGTCAATCTGCACAAAAATCGAGCCGTACATGGAGGAAGTGGAGACCGTTACTGAAGAAGTGCACAACGGCAACACCACTCGCACGACGAAGAAGACCAAGCAGATGAATGGTCACATGATTACCGCTCAGATTGAGTGGGGTCACGACCAGAACATCACGATCCGCAAGTCACAGTTGTACGTCCCCCCGCAGAAGAACGTGCAGGCGTTTGCAAGTATGCACACATACGCTCGACGCTGGCTGATCGGTGGCCTGTGCGGCGTGGCTGAGGCTAAAGACGACGACGGCAATGGCGCCGTGCAAATCGACGCTCATGCGGAACTGCTCAGGCGTGCTGGCAAGTGAAGTCAAGAAGCGAATCAAGGAAGTTAACCCTGAGGCTATCGTCTGGGATGGACTAGACGATGCCATTGTGGGTTACGGTGGTGCATTTGATCAGTGCGTTGTGATCTATCGACGCCAAACGATCCTGTACATCTTGATGCGTGACAATGACTGGTCATACGCAGAGGCTATCGAATGGTATGAATACAATATCAAAGGCGGCTATTTGGGAGTTAACACACCGATTGTTGTGGAATGAAAAGATAAGTACAATACAAGAGTTCATCAGTGAACAAGGAATAGACCAAACGGTTTGGTTTATTAGTTTAACCTCGGGGCGGCGAACTCGATGATGAACAAAAAAATGACCGGATCACTTTTAGCGATTTAGCATTAGTGGTCCGGTCTGCTTTTCATCCAATGGAGACGGCAGGGTACCCCGACCGGGGCGCCCTGCCTATTAGACTGGATCACCCCCTCTTTCACTTCTTCTTCTTGGGTTTCTTCTTGGGTTTCTTCTTAGTTGGTTTCTTTTTCCCGTGTCCATAGTGGCTTGGCATGACTACCTCCTACCATTTCTTGCACGACCAGTAGCGTGCGGAGAGTTTGTTCTTTGCGGTCGAGCATGTGTGGCGTGCTCGGAAAGACTTGCGTCTTGCTGGATCGTTCTTCTTGATCGTCATGTTGGCGTCGCCGAATCGAATGATCTTCTCGGTGCCGCCGGAGCAAGCCTTCACTACAAACTTCTTGCCACCTTGCACCTGCCTCTTGGGTTTATTGCAGGCCATGGCTTTCTTGTTGACTTGCTTCTTCGCCACTAGCGCTTCCGTTTCTTGGCAGTCTTGGCGGCCTTCTTAAATGCGGCGTTGGTGGGTGCCCCCTTGCTTCCGGGCTTGCGCATCTTTTCCCCACTACCACCTGCGATCCGCTTACGCTTAGCGTGGATATTTCTGTACAGACTCATGCCTGCTCCTTCTTCTCCTTGCGAGAACGGAAGACCCAGCCAGCGGTAGCCGCAGAGAATCCCGCCGTCAGAGCGACGATAAGGGTGTTCCAGGGCTCCGGAAGTAGAGGTGCGAGTCTTTCAATAGTGTCGACACTAACGCTCACCATGTCCCCGCCAGGCCCCTCGACGACAACCCGCTCCACAGTGGTGGGTGTTTCACCTGGCACCAGGACGTGCTCCTTGCTGACGGTGCAACCTGCCAGCAGTACAAGGATCAGTAAGTATTTCATGATCTTCTCTTTCTTTTCTTAACGGCTCTCCTGCGAGTTCTTTTCGCTACGGGACCTAAAGGGTTGGGCTGGCTACCGAATGCCATGGTCGCTCGCTTGCGAACACGGTGCATGCTATGCATGTAGTCAGGCATAACCGCACGTTTGGGGTGCACACCTTGTTGAGCGGCGGCCTGCCGACGCCCGATCTTCAAAGCATTGCGTGTACTAACTGACAAGGTGGGGACTGGCTTCCGCAAACCTGCGGAGGCACTTGCCACTGATTGGGCTTTGCCTGCGGCTGATCGTGCCGCCCCTTGATTTGCCGCCCACTGCTTGCTTTTGAACTTTTTATTCAAAGCCTTATAAGCACTTCTTAATGCTCGTGCTTTACTCATCTTCGCCTCTTTATTCTTCGTAATCGAGTACCTTTTTTACTTTGTATTCCACGGGCTTTATTGAGCAAAACCGTGCGTCTTTTTGCCATGGCAGTTGGTTCAGGTGGCAACTTACTCATATGCCTCATCATGCTCTTAGGGATACGGTCGGTTACCCTAGGCATTCTGCCTAAATCACTAAATGCCTTCTTGCGCTCACCGATAACCTTTTTAACCCTCTCGTACTGCCTGTCCTCAAAGTCATAGGTAGCCTTTTTCTTGAAGCCAAACTTTGTTCTGCCAACTTGCTTGTCATAAGCCGCTACGGATTTCCTAATGTACTTCTCTCGATGCTTAGAGCCCTGAGATCCATACAGCATCATTTTTTTAGAAGTTACAGGTCCTTTAAGTCGTTCCTTTGGCCTTGATGGCGCAGTTCGCTTGCCTTGCTTGCTCACCAACTTTGCTAATGTTTTAAGCGCTCGTGCCCTACTCATCTTCGCCTCCTGTGCAATCCTCTGATTCGAGGCTTACGATTAGTTCCAAAAGCCTTGTTAAAAAACTTTAAATCCTGTGGCGTGGCACGGAAGTTTGGCCCCTTAATCCTGCTTATGCGGTTGCGAGGGTCCTCAAAGGCTTTGATTCGTTCGCTTCTAATGCGGCGGAGCCTAGCCTCTACTCGTTTTTCATGAGCCATTGTGGCCCTGAGACCACGGACGTTTTTGGGCGTCCCTTTTTTGTATGCTTCGCCAGACGCTTTTACATATTTCCGGATATACTTTTCTGGGGATACGCCTTTCATCAAGGCCGGATGAACATAAGGGCTTGTCATGCGTTTGCGAGGCTTGGACGTGTCGCTACGCTTCGCTATTCTTTTCGCCATTCTCTTTATCCCTGGCGACCTGCCCCCAAACATTAGGCCCAGTTGCTTCAGCGCTCGTGCCCTGCTCATCGTCTCTTCTCCCTGTCTCTCATCTCCTGATGCATGGACTCGACCCGCTCCTCAAGTTTCGCCAGCGCCTTTGCAACCTGACAGATGGCGTCACTGTTCTGCTTGAGGGCAGAGGTCATAGACTCGTTATACTTCGCCAAATGACGAAGGAATGAGATGACTACAATGAGTATCGCAACCCCCCACGGAGCCTGCAAGACCAACTCCGTCAACACATTTTCCATTTACTTCACCAAGTATTTCTGTCGGCGGTAGTTTGAGTAATCGACGTTCAAAAATGACGGTGCCAATCTGTGCTCAATGTACTTGAACTGATCCAAGTAAAAGTCTGCCGCATTATACGACTTTTTCGTGCAGTACGCTCATACGTTGGGCCTTTTCTATGTGCCTCGTAGTATGAGAACCCTGTATCTGCAACAGCGGTAAACGGCAGTAGGTTCTGGAAAGGAATAAGACGGCGCCCCGACCTAACTGCGCTCGGCATCATCGGGTTCCCCGTCTCGGATGAGCAGGTACAGGTCTGCGGCAAAGTTTTCCAAGTCTTTGATCTTACCACCGGTGGGACCAAGAATCGTTTCGATGCCGATCCCCCCACTCCCGCCTCCTCTCATGTCAGCACGACTAAGTTTGTCGGCGTTGTACATGAGAAACGGTTCCGTGAAGATTCCCAGAACACCAGAGCGGTCAACCGCCTCAAGCATCAACTGCTTGTATGCGTCATACATTTGTTCCTTGCTGGCGTTCTCAGAGTCAAGGAGGGCGGGGTATGGGTTCTGGCCCCTGAGGGCACCCTTGATTCCGGAGACCAGGGCGCCAGTCATCAGAAGGCCGGTTGCCCCCATCATTGCCTGGATTGCATCGTCTGGTCTTTTGTGGGCACTTGCCATTCTCTGGACAAGAGGGACCATGACGTTCTCGGTAGCAATGAACCAGTATCGTTTGAACTGAGAAACCAATCCACCAAGGCCGCTCTTACCAATAACAGAACTACCTCGGTCGTCGGTCCAACCGGGGAGGTTTCCTGCACCAGGCGTGAGGATGGACATGTCAGAGTTCAGCGAGAGAGCGGCGTTGAACTTACGCTTGAGTTCGCCAACTCTGTCAGCAGAAAGATTGCCTACATCCCCTCGCCACTTTTGAGAGCGAGCATAGTAGTACCTCCCACGAAGACCACCTTGCTCACCGAACTCGTCATACAAAACCTTCATGTCACGCACGTCAGCGACATCCAGTTTAAGCATTTTGAGGAAGACCTCGTCAGACCCACTGAGTTTTCTTCCTCTAACAAGTTTGTCAGCCACCCGTCCAAGACGTGAAGCGGCCGCACCATTGTTGACGGCTTTCCAGAACCCATTCCAGCGAGCCAGTTGGTTCCACTTGGTCATTTTGTCTGCACCCTGGGTGGAAGTAGATTCGACGAAGTTCTTAGCACGTTCACGGAAGTCTCTCTGTGCACGAGAGTACTCTTGTATACCGTTTTCACCCGGCCTGTTGAGGTACATCAACTGACTGACACGAGTGGCCGTGCCGTGTCGCTCTAGCGCATTGGCGTAGTCCATCATGTAGTAGCGGTCATCCGGTTCCAGGTCTGAAAGACGGCGCCTCAGTGCGTGATAGGCGTACCGGAATGTGGTGGCAACATAGGGAGCCATGCCAGCAGTGAGGATGCCCATGGCCATGTCCNGTAAACTGGAGAGCGTCACCGCACCCATGCTTGTCGTGTAGTTCCAGCGTCTCAATAGGGGGCCCAGGTCTTCATGCAGAACCCCAGTATTTGCAGGGGTCCCAAACAATCGGCCATTGATGATCGAGAAGTCGTCAATGATATTGGACATGTGCTTTTCGAGTTTCTTCCGCTTCTTGTTGTCTGCCTCAGCGGAGATCTCACGAGTCATGTTCGCCTCAAGGCGCCAGTTCCTGTCAGATGAAACTTCGATGTCATTCAGTTTGCCTCGAACACCAGACAACTTCTTGATGGTCTGTTGAGCAAGAACGTGTCCTTGAGTTCTTGGCTGAATGTTCCGCATATTCTTGGTAACGTCGGCAAGAGGAAAAGCACCTTCGTCAATCTTGCCCGCTCTCTCTGTCCCATAAATAGCCATGCGCACTTGTTTCGCATATTCAGATGCAGGCATGTTGTAGCGAGTGCTTGCGTTTTTGAATCGAGCGGCCTGACCCATTTGCCCTGCCGCTTTGGTTACGTCACTGATTCTGTAGGTTGCAATCTTATCTGCAGTGGTATTCAGTGAGGTCACCGCATCATTGAACTCGGACTCGAACTCGTCGATCCTGTCCCGGGAGGGATTCTCTGTCTCCCGAAGTTCTTTGATCTTACGCCTGTATCTGTTCATCTCCTCTTTTTGCAATCCTGGTGTAGAAAACTTAACACGCTTCTCAGTTTTTACCTTTTGTATATTTGATTGAAGAACCATTATCTTGCCGTGTATTTTTGCCTCATGCCTCTTCGCCTCTATATAGTCCTGCAGAGGAGGAGCATCTCGCAGGAGAACCTCTGCCTCGGTGTAGTCTTTTCGGAGTTGTCCCATGGTTTCTTGCAACACATCTTCTGGGATATTCGCCAGTCTCAGGTCAGCGATAGCCGCAGAGTAGTTGCTAAGAAGGTTAGCCTCCTGGGAGAGCAGGGCAATCTTGTAGAAGGCTTCATGCTCCCCTGCCATGTCAGGAAAAGCAGGGTTTATGAACTGAGACTCGTCAAACTCCTCAAGCAACTCTTCTATCTCTCGCTCAATCTCCCTGGACCGCTCCATGAAGTAGTTGCTCTCGGTTGACCCGACCCTGCGCATAGCCGCACCACGCATAGCAGTGTGCCCATAAAAACTCATACGCTGAGCCTCGGCACTGTGGATTAGAAAGTCGTGCAGGTACTTGTCCGAGATAAGGACGGTACGTCGATCTTCTGCGTTGCTTCCACGAAGAGTGCCGTCGGGTGATTCCATATAGTTTTGAACGACGTTCCTGGCCTTTTGGACGTTGGGCCTTAAGGATTCCAGTTCCTCCTCGGCGTCCTTCAGTGCTTGCTTGTAAGTCTCTTGTAAGTCAGCAAACGCTTCACGGCTAACTCTATCTATGTCTTGCGTCCAGGGATCTGTTACGGGCGTCAGGTTCAACACGCCTGCATCGGTGTCCATTTCAAACCGGTAACCTTTGAAAGCAGTCATGCCCAAAAGGTCTGAGCCTTCCACTGCAAAATCAAGACCGGCCATGGAACCTACCTCTATGTCTTTTAGGGTAAGATTTCCGATTTTGAGTTCAGGAATCACAATCACAACCTCAGGGCGCATTTCTCCAGAAGCAACCAGCACATTAGCCATCCGCATCTCACCGGCGCTGTGCATCTCTTGGATTTTTTCTTTCGTGTAACCAAGTTTCTTCAAAGAGGACCTGCTAAGGCTTATCTCGCTTGCCCCGGTATCCAAAGCAAACTCAATACGAGATTTTCCTGGGCCATCTACTTTAGAGGCGTTACCTGTTACATAGGAGTAGTCTCCGTCAACTCCACGGCTGACTTTAAGAGGTATCTTCCTGGGTTGCGCTATCACTTCATCTGACTTGCTCATTTTCTTGAGGTCCTGGAGATCCTCCAGCGCACTTTTGGCATCCGCAATCTTCGCCGTCAGTTCAGGTTCCATTTTCTGGAATAGATCGTAGTAGCCATCAAGTACTGCTTTGACAGCCCCCTGCTGAACGGGAACCTCATTGCTCGTGACGTGCAAGCCAGAGTTCTCGTTGACAGCAGATCGGTCAATGATCCGGTGAACAAAGTTCTCGCCATGCAAGGTCAAGTACTTATGGCGAATCTCCTTCATGTCGGTGTAACCCAGTTGTCCAGTCTCAACGGCCAGCAGGTCATGAGCCCTCTGCTCACGAGTGAACTTCTCTACACCCTGCCGTAACATCTCTTTGGCCTTGTCGTTCAACGGCTCCTGCTGGTCAAAGATGTTAGTCCTCTGGTTGCTATCTGGGTGAACGACCTCAATGATGTCCGGGATCTCTATTGTTGTGTCTCCAGTGTTCCTGCGGTACAGCAGTTCTATAGCCATGTCGAAGTCGTCCTTAATGGCATCTGCTTCTGTCAGGAAGTGGTCGATTCCACGTAGTTTGTGGCTGGAAAAGTTAGACCCCTCCTCGATTGACCTATTGATAATGTCGTCATACTCCAGGCGAGTGGCGCTTGCCTGACCTTCCATCAGGACCTTAAGTCTTTCCAGGCTAGTGCCCGTTCCTTCGGTGCCTGTCTTAGCCATTGCAGTGTCAGTGTAGAAATCGATGATATCTCTAACAGACTTGAACCTGCTTGTAGCGGCACGCATGTTAGGCGTCAGCATGAAGGCCTTGTTGAGGAGCCTGTTGCCCCATGTCCCTTGCCGTAAACCAATCAACTCAACAATGCGTTTATTCTTCGTGCCGTCCATCACTTCGTCAAAGACACGGTTGAACCGGGCGTCGCTAACGGCGCCTTCTCCGGCCTGCATGGCATCGACCAAAGCGTGCACCTGCCTCTGCAGACTGGGATTGTCACGAAGGTTCTCCGCCATGTTGCGCTGGGCAAGAGTTANCGATTCTTCAATAGTTTCAGCGCCGTACCTTGCTTTGACAGCGGCCCTGTAGCCAGATCCAAGCGTCGCAATGGAGGTGGAAAGTATAGCGCCGAACGCTGTCTCAATCTTAATGTTGTTGATGACCTCGTCATATGAGCGAGTCAGTTGCCCTTCATACAAGACGGCTTCACGAATACCAGAGGACACGCTAGTCCCCAGGGTTCCCAATGCGGCGGCGGCAATGATCTTCCTGGAACGAGCCAGCCGCTGAATGGCTTTTGCCTTTAGAGCACCCTTCGTTGCGTATACGTCAACCCAGAATGACTCGTCAAATGGCAGTGAAGCAAAGCCCACCATAAGCAGTTCATGCATTGCGGCCCGTGACATAACCTCACGGTCAACCAACTCCTGTTCCGCCATCAGTTCAATAGCACGACGCCCCTCCATCGTGGTTTGCTCATTGATGCGGCGTAGGAACTTGTCCTTCATAGCGTCCTGCATGTTCAAAGGTACAGGCCCACCGTAATCACCATCTACAGGTGTGTAACCAAGGTAATCGACCAGCAAAGACTGATATCCTGTGCGAATCTCTTCATCGATCATGTCAGAGAATGCCTCAGGGTCACTACCCATAATGTTGCCGGCGATAACACCTGCAATGTTAGAGACCTGCCGGCCCACACCCGTAAGCAAGGGCTCGTTTCCTGTAATCAAAATGTCAGGGTTGTGATACAACCTGTTCAGTGCACCAGCGGCACCCACCTCTTGCCTAACATAAGATCCCCAGAGCCACGGCTCATCGACATACCCGGCAGTTCTCCCAAGGTGCCCTACGCTATGAAAACCCTGGGCTACAGGGAATCCATGCGTCGGAATATACGGATCGTAATCAGTTGGCATACGGCCTCCAGCGGATAGACACCCGTGAGTCGTGCGTGCTCGTTCCTAAGAACGGCTCAAACTGCTCGTTCAACTCTGCGTCAATGCGGTTGAGTGCACGCTGTAACATGTTGATTGCTTCAGCGTTCATGCGGTTTTCATCGGTCAAAGCGTTACGTCCTTGTCGAGTTGCTCGGTCCATGTCGGCGTAAAGAACCTTCTTGGATTCTTGCAACTTAGCCTCTAGGGCCTTGCGTGCTTTCTGCAGGTCCCCGGACGCTACAGCGCTGGCATACCCACTAGATATAGAGCCTTTGGCGTCGAGCGTTTTGGCCGCAAAGTCTTGAGGAATCACGTCTAGCAGTGAGTACCCAATGTGATCAAGCAAAGCCCTGTTGGCCTGCTCGTCCGGTACTGGCTTATAAAGATCCGGGTCTGTGTATCGAGCCTTTACCATGCGGTCACCCATGTCCCTTAAGGTATCTGTGACCTTACCAGAACCACGAGTTAAAACCCTGCCATAGAACTCCTTCATTTCGTTCATCTCAGGAAACGGACTGGCCATTTGCATGCTTTGGAAACGAGTGAATGTGTCCTGGACTTGCAGGAAGTCTTGATAAGCCATCTTCATTTCCAATGGAGAGGAGGGGACCACGTCCATTTCATCCAGGTATGCAAGGAAGTAAGGGGTTTGCGGATTGAGTTGGCTATCCAGTGCAATCCTGTTGCTCTTCGGGTCGTAAGAAACTGCAGATATGTTTAGATAGTCATTGCCACCGTGAACACCCAAGGCTTTGCCATAGTCTTTGTGAGGGAACCTGGTAACTCCACCGATCCTCGTAGGCATCCCCCTGGACACCCAATCCATGTAATACGTCTTGGCGTCCGGCATGTTTCTTGTCCGAGGTTCGGCATCAAAGGTCATACCCTCTGCAAACATGGTTGCCTCAAACCTCTCCCAGGATTCTACATACGGCGCAAGTTCATCAGAGTTCAAGTCTAACCCGTCAGTCATAGGCGTGGCATCCTGTGCAGAACTAGAAAGAGACTCTTCACGCAATATGTTGTGCAGGTTTTGGATGTTTGTACCCGAAGCGTCGCTCAACCCCTCTAGGGCTTTCAACGCTTGCCCTCGGCTAACATCGTTGACACCGTAACTTACACGGGAAGACCCATTAGCAATATCTACCAGGTAGTCAACAGCCGCCTGGTATTGATTCTTGTTTACAATCTTCTGGTTGACAGGCAGTTGCATGTGCCCGTGTACGTCGACACGTCCATTCTTGGTGACGAACTGTGCGAACTGCTGTTGGACTTCTACAGGCCAATCCTCTGCGGCTTCCATAGCGTCAAAGGAGAGGTCCTGCCAAACGGAGTCCCAGCCGTCCATGGGTTCACCAGTTATTTTAGTGAGGCTGTCCACGACATTTGCAGGAAGAACAATGGCGTCTTCGCTATGGGATTCCAATGCAAGAAGAGG